GCTTTGTTTTCAATTATTGGAACCGATTATGGTGGCACAGCATCACAGGGGGCAGATATTGTAAATCCTGGGCAAAACTATACCAGTGCTCCATTGATAACAATTGCTCCTCCTACTATAGTTGGCGGGACTCAAGCACAAGTCGGAGCAACAATTGATATTCAAACTGGGATGGTAAAAAGTCTTACTGTATTAAATGCTGGAAGTGGATATAACTCTACAAATCCTCCTTTAGTTACTATTTCTGGAGGTGGTGGTAGTGGGTTACAAATTGTATTAAGAATTTCTTCAACAGGTGGCAATCTTGTTGCGATCACTAAATTTAATGTGACACAATATTGGGGAGATCAATACCTGGGGACATTTAAAGTCCCTGATACAATTGCCAAAAAAATTGTTGGTAATAGTGCAGTATTTGGTAATAATTCTCCAAATATTGGAAATTCAACTCTTGGAGTTGGAACAATTGGTGGTGGGTGGGTTCTAACAAAATCATTACAAGATGATTATTTTTCTCTTGGTAGAATCACTACAACTGGATATGAAAAAGTTACCGAAAGTACTGATTGTGACATTATTGGATCTCATACTATAGATATTACAATGAGAGAAACTAAGTTGAGTGGTGCTCCTCAACATAGTCATACTGTTTATTACTCTACTCCTGGTACAGAAACTTGGGTTGGAGATAGTAGTGGAGATCGCTACCTTCAAGATTATAAAACTGGGTCTGGAAGACTTGCTAGATGGTATCCAACAACTGGTCAAGTATTTACTCATAAGCATGGATTATTAAGACGACCAAATATCGACAATACTGTGGCAACATATGATGTATTTGACTATGAAGGTGGTGCTGGTGGACCTGGAAGTCTTAGAGATCCAAATGTTCCTTTAAGTCAGCAATATTATCTTGCATCTGGGGCGACCGGCGCTGGCAGCTTTGTATTTGAAACTTCTTTTCCAGATCCTACATTTTATAGCTTTACTGGTGCTTCAGCTATTGGAGGAAGAGAAATAAATACCGGCGGGACACCAGTTTATGAATACAGTGATGTTTGGGAATTTACTACGCCCGGTGGACCATATTCAATTAATTTTTCCAATATTACTGGAAATCCAGCTCTTTTACAATATATTGTTGTTGGTGGAGGTGGATCTGGAGCTGCTGGAGTTCAGCAAGGAAACGATGGAACTGATAGTATTTTACAAATTGGTGATGGAACAAAACTTAATTTAAGAGCTGGTGGTGGAAAAAAAGGCGGAGGTACAGTCAGCCTCGGCGGCGGTCAAGGCGGAGCGGGAGGAGTAGCTACGTCTACTGGAACAGTAGGTGGCGGCGGAAGATCTGGATCACCTGGACAAAATGGAGTAAATGGACAATCTGGGAATGGTTGGCCAGCTGGAACTTATCCCAATAATCCAAATGGCGGCGGTGCTGGCGGACTTTTAGGACATGGGACCAGTGCTGGTCTGAAGGGTGTAGGAACTAGTGGAGTTAATGTGTTTGTGGGCGGGCTAAGCGGCGTATATAGCCAGACATTATCTAGTAGTGGTCAGTTTAATTTTGCCAGTGTTAGTGGTACGCCAACTGCTGCTACATTTATACTTCAAGGTGGAAAAGGCGGCAACGCTCGCGGCGGTCGGCAAGGAGCTGGCGGCGGAAATCTTAATGTAGAATTATCTAGTGCTAGTCTTTCTTCAATGAAGACTTATACATGGTCTGTACAAGTTGGCACCAAGGGAGGACCGGGCGGTGTGCATCGCGGTACTGGCGGTACTGCTCCTCACTCTGGCACTGGTGGTATTGGCGGTGCTGGACACTCAGATGCTGCCGGTGGCGGTGGAGGTGCATCAACTATATTACTTCGAGGTACTCAAATCGTTGCTGGCGCCGGCGGCGGCGGTGGAGCTGGCGCGGATGGATATGATGGTGGAGCTGGCAGCAATGGTTTAGGTCCTCCTGTAGGAGTGCAAGCAACAACCGGTGCATTAGGTCCTGGCGCCGGTGGCGCTGGTGGTAATTATGGTTGCGTCGGCGGCGGCGGCGGAGGTGGAGGCGGCGGCGTAGCTGTAAATGGTCTTATGTTTGGTGGAGTTGGAAATGGTGCAGGATCTGGTGGTCCTGGTGGTGGACCAGCGGGAGACGGTGGCCATGGCGGCGGTGGTGGTGGATTTAGTGGTGTAAGTTCATATAGATCTGATGTTTTTTCTAGTGGCAGTTTAGGAGTATCATCCTCTAATAATGGTTCTGTATCTGTAACAGTTAGCTATAATAATGATTATTGGACACCCGGCGGCGGTGGTGGTGGCGGTGGCGCAACATGGGATGGAAATGTTGGATGGACTAATCTGAACAACCCAGCAGCTGCTACGGTTTATGTTGGAGCTGGCGGAAATGGTGTTTCAATGTCTGGAAATACCAGTGGATCTACATCTTCTGCTACACCAGGATATGTTAAAGTTGCACTTGGGAAAATTGTTGGATATACGGGCGGGCAAACGGGAATTAGTACTGGAGATGTTGTTGTAGCAGGTTCTCAAAGTCCTACAGCATGGGATATCAATATTTACGGTAGTGGGAGTGGATCTGGAACATCTGGAGACTTTAAACTGCCAACTACACAAGTTCCAATTGTTTATATTGTTGGCGGCGGCGGGTCTGGTGCAACTGCTACTGCAACAGTAACTGCTAATAGAGTTACTGGGATTACTCTGACAAATGCAGGAACTGGTTATACAGAAATTCCCTATGTTTATGTAATGAATGGTGCAGGAAAAACTACCACAGCTACAGCAACAATTAATGCTACATCTGGAACAGTTGAAAACATTATTTTGACTCCAAACTCTTCAAGTGCAATTACTCACTATCTAAAATTTGGAGGACTTCCCGATGGTAATAATACAACAAGATATGCAGAAATAAAAGCAGTTGACACAACTAATGTTAATTATGTTTCTGTTAAAGCATGTAGAGGAAATGGTGTTAACGGTGGAAACACACCAGAAGAAGTTATTCGTATTTACTATCAACTTGCTGGGTCTGGGACCTGGAATTTAATTGATGCAATTATTACTCCAACAGCTACCAGAATAGATCCAATCATTGGTAATGTTCCAGCAGTTTCTCCAGCGTGGGATGGGACACCTGGCGATACAAAATGGTATACTTATACAGTTGCTTTGCCTCAAGCAGCAAGAGCTCCAAATACAAAGATTAAACTGGAACAACCAAGATCTGCGCCATCTTCAGCAAATGACAATGCAGATGAGACTGATCATTATGGATTTGCAGAAATTATTTATTGGAGAGAAAAAGTTACAGGATTAGTATTTAGATCTTCTCCTGGCGCAATATCAAAACCACTGGTAGATCACCTTTCTTATACAATTCAAGGCGAAACAGGTCCGGGGGTTACATATAGTTCTGGTCTTGGTGCATCAGCGGCAACACTGACATTGGCTCCAACAACTAAAATTGAACCAGTTGCTACAATTGATCCAGATTATGCAATTCCTTTACTACATCCATATAGATTATGCAAGTATCTAATCAAAGCTTTCTAAATACATACGGAGACTACAATCACTAGCATGTCAATTTATAATATCGCGGATATTCCTGTGATTAGCGTTCAATTAAATGTTATTCAGCAGGAGATTACATATAATGGTATAACTAAAACCATTTCAGAATCCTATTGGAAGGATGAATTGACTGATGTTTTGTATCCTCTGTGGGATAGTGACAAAGATAAGCTAATCATGTTTACTTACTTCACAAATAACACATATCATGCAAAAAGAAGGAAATTTATAAAAAATTTTAAAACTAATGAGTATGAGTGGAAAGATTATGAAATGGAGCAAGTTGAGGTATCTGAAGCAGAATCACTGAAGAATAAATTGGTTGAAGCATTTTATTTGATTGATTCTATTGAAAATCAAAATTTTCAAGTAGAGCTGGCAAGAATGTATGCCAAGCAAAAAGAAGTATCACCATTTTCGATCAGACTTGCAAGAAACTTTTTATTATCTGAGACAGATTGGGCAGTTGGTACAGATAGTCCTTTATCCGAAGAAGATAAATCTCTCTATATTACATATAGATCTAAATTGAGAGATATAACTGATACCAAAGAGTTTTCTGTAAATATTGAGTCTACAAAATTTCCAATCAGTCCAGAATTTTATCAAAAAATTTATTCTAAAAATTTTGCTGATGTTGAATATCTATCAACAGAAAATCAATTCTTGCCCTTGGGTGCTCATTATTTAAAATTATTTAAGGATAAGATTGCAAATTATCTTATGCTAAAATCAATGACAGAAACAAATTATTTTGATGCACTTCTAACTGAGTACCAAAAAATAGTTTATCCACCAGATCTTCCAGACCAAGACCTAACTAAGGAAGAATCAGAGAGAAGAAGAGAATGGTTGGAATCTTTAATTAAAAATATTAGTGATGAACTGGATGGAGAAAAATCATGATTATTTTTGGAAATGAACTTTCAGTATTTGATTTAATTACATCTTACACACAAAGACACCAGTGTTCGTGTCTGTATTTTGATTTAACAAAATATAATAATCTTTCAAACGAGAAAAAAGAACAAGTAAATTCCTTTTACTCTGAATTTATTGATGACTATGTTTTAGATATTATTAAGCAAGGAATATATACAATAATCAAATTCGATGATGAAGATGTCGCTACGGTAAATGCGGTTTCGTGGTTTCCTAAAATTGATTATTGTCCAGATGAAGATCATTTCATTCGCGCATATGTTGTAAATGTTTATGGTGACATTGTTTGGGAAAATATTCCAGAACCAATGCGGTTGACAGAACCAACAGAGTGATTTAGACTGTAAAAAGTATTCTGATTACTATGAAAGTTCCCACACAACCAGAGTTAATCCATCTTCAGCTTCAAGCGATTCTCCGTGATCACAATATTCCAGAGACTGAAGTAAAGTACCTGGGTGATCGTGTGTATCCTGAGACATTTCAAGCACACCCCGAATACCATGGACAGGTGATGCCTTGGTATCTAATTGCGAATGAGCACGAGGTTCCTGTGTGCGATATTGGATCAGTTGATGCTGTGGACGATTAGGAAACTGGCACAAGCAACCTTGTGCCACCCTTCTCATGCCCTATACTATTCTCATCAACAGCGAACGCATGACATTCACTCTTCGTCCTCACCAGCAGCGCATTCTTGACGCTATGCAGACTGCTGCTGTCGGTCGTGTCACCTGCCCTACAGGCGGCGGCAAGACGCTTCCTATGATCCTTGACTGTCTGCGTCGCTTTCAAGAGGCAGACCGCCCACAGACCGTCGTAGTGGTCTCTCCTCGCATCCTGCTGTCGGTTCAGTTGTATGAAGAGTTCTTTGCTGAGTTGAATGGCAAGGTTGATGTTTGTACTCTTCACGTTCACAGTGGCGAGATTGAGGGCAACAGCACCACCAAGATCAACGAGATCCGTTGTCATGATGCTGTCTGCAAGGCATCTAATACTCATCAACTGATCTTCACCACCTACAACTCTCTGCGTCGTATCAACGAAGCAGGTATTGATGTGGATACCGTCTATTACGATGAGGCACACAATTCTGTTCGTCGTGACTTCTTCAAAGAAGTTGCTGCTGCTACTCTGACTGCCAAGAACGCATACTATTTTACTGCTACTCCCAGGTATCGTAGCGCAGCTAACAGTATGAACAATACTGATGTGTATGGCAACGAACTGATTTCTATTCCTGCCCCTGAACT